ACATAAAGCTTGCTGCCTTCAGATTGGGCAATTAGACCAAGCTCAGAAACTCTATATTTCCCGGTGTTACCACCAATTACTTGTACCTTTACATTCCAAGTCTCATCCCAATCTAATTCATCAACCTTTGATTCGCTAATGCTGGCGTAATAATTTTTAAACGATGAGTCAGTAACGTTGTTATAATTTAATACAACCTCTCCACCCTTTCCGTCAGTAATAGTAACCTTAAATGTCCTGTCTGCCCCACTGACCTTTTGTGCGCGAAAGCGAAACTTGACACCGCTTTTGTCAGTTGGCTTCGCAAGAGATCCCATTGAAACCTCAAAACGTCCCTGTGCGCTAAGTGTATTAACGGTTTCAACATATGTACTATCATTATCTGGAGTATCATCAAGAAGCAGATGAATATTGTTCTGAGAATCCCAGAAATTACTAACGTGAGCAGTTGGTCTATACTGAGTAGATGAACCAGTATCAGACAAGGCTTGTGCAGTAATCCTTAGTTTGCAGTTACTCTTTCCACTATTGTAATCAATGTTTTCTCCAGCACTAAGACCCCATTCTCTAATCAGTGGTGTTCCCCAGTCATCGGCAGAAACAGTTTCCTCGTCTACTGAAATCACCTCATCAGTATCAGCGTTAATAAGCTCTGCCCTGATGTCCATTTCTCCAGTGTTGTCAGTAATGGCAACGTAGCCAACATAGGTGTTCTGACTCTCTTGTACATGGACAGGGATGCTTGGGATATAAAGTTCAATAGAAGCTTCTTCGTCCCTAGACAACCCTGGAGTAACCATATGAGAAGTAGCATAACTTCCAGTACCTTGAGCAAGGTCGGAAATATGTGAAGCTACTGAAGTCTCGTCATACCACTCCCAATTACCCTCATTATCCTCAACGTTTGTGGGGTCTGCATTGTACGGCGAAGGGGTCGCTGAGTTTGCAAAGTCACCTTCAAATACAAGGTATAGATTGTCATACTCATTCGGACCCAATGCCCATAATGCAGTAATGTCAGCAGTGTCTATTGTACCGGTAAATGTATACCATACATCATTTTCAAGAGCAGTTTCATCAATAAGGTCAGCGGTAGAAACCTGAGTCCATGTACTTACACCATCATAATGATAAATGTTGGCAATAAAGTTACTGGTTGCTCCGGTATATGTGTCGGGGTTGTACTGCGCCTTGACTCTTACCGTAAGCTTGTGATTGGTATTGTCAGGGTCAGGATCGTCAAGATCATCAATCTTAATTTTACACTGACTAAAGGATGGATTTTGCGCCGTACTCTTTGCAACAATAAAGTCAGTATCATCTGGTGTGACCTCATCTATTTGCTCATGCAAGTCACCACCAGGGGTTGCAAAATCCTCATCCCAATTGCCAGTTGTATTTGTTGAAAAAGCCCTTGCTGTCTGAACGTCAAGATCCCTGGTTAATATGTGGCAATATCCACCCGTAACATTATTTGAACTTGCTATTCTTGCAACGCTTTGATACCAGTTTACCGGGCGAAGCTCACCATGTATCGGAATTAAGTTTACACATCTCTCTAAATGGAGTTGTCCATAGTCGTGTAAATCCGGAGCAAACCCGCCAACTGATAAAGTTCTTCTCATTACACCCAAGGCTCCGGTGTTGATGGATAATAACCCTTCTCATTCTTCCTGAGGAGTGCACTCATGTATTCATTCTCAAGAATCCTGCTTGCCTGTGCAGCCTCAAGATCCTTGAAGTTGCTGCCAAGTACAATAGCCTTGGCTCTCTCTACAATGAGATCCTGACCATGTGTCATCCAGGCATTTGTATAACTGTCCAATAGCGTAGTACCACCAACCGTATATGACCATGTAGACCCATCATACGTAGCAGTTGGTGTACCAATATCCTGAATATAATCCAGACGCAATGTAAAATCGTCACTTGGAGTTGGATTCAGCAGAATATCACCATCAAGAATAGTGTACTCACAAGGATATCCACGGCTAGTAGAAAGCTCTTGTAGACGCCTGAACTCTTTAATGTCCACTTGATCCATTGGTGGGTACTCATAACCACCAGCAATGAGAGTCAGTGACAATGGTTTATAGAAATCAGATGGATAACCATCTGCTGCGCCAGAACTACTTTCTTCCCCATATGCTAAAGTGCCAGCAGTCAGAGTAATATCATAAGTTGCCTGATTGAAAAAGAAACTAAAGTCCTTATAATATTCAATAGCCCTGGCTAATGCCCTCTTAACAGTGTCAGCATCAGCAGTACCAAAACGATGAAGCTCCTCCTTGGTGCGCTGTACAGTAGAAATCCAGTTCATTTCTTGACCTTCTCAAAATGTTTAGGGAACCTTGGAACCAATGGTTGATCTGGAGACATTCTAGTACCAAGGTTGATATCTTTATACGCCTTACTGCTTCTAATCCTTGCAACAATTTCTTTAATCAACTCTTGCCTAACAGTTGGCGGCACAGTGCCAAGTTGGTCAATCATCTTCCTAACTTCTTCCATCTCAGCAGCAACCTGCTCAGACCCCTTTTGCCTAAGACGAATCTCCTTTGCCCTTGGACCAGGAGATTCTGGCAATGGATGAGTCTTTTGAACCTTAGGAGGTGGCTTATATTCTCCTGTACGACTTACGGTAGTCTTGCCTATATCTTCAGTAGCCTCATATCTCCCAATGTGACGCTTCTTTTGTGGAACACTCTTATTCTTCTCTACAATTTTTGCATACCGCTGTTCAGTAAACGGATTTGTACCAGCTCTTGCGTCACCAAGCTGTGAAATTGTCACATCGCCAGTTTCTGCAAAAGATTTACCACCGGCAGACTCAGACATTGACCTCATAACAACGTCATCAAAACCGATCTTTTCAACGTAGACAGCTTCCATAGCAGCGTTATCTGCCATTCTATTCAGTCTATTTGCAACCTTGGTTTCACCAAGACTTTTCGCAAGAACAGCCCTCTCTCTGAGACTTCTAACCCTAACCCACATATAGTTCTTGGTTGGCTCAACTAACCAATTGCTCGGATGCTTCACTCCTCCATACCAAGTACCAGTATCATAGCGAAGCTTAAACATTCTAGTTGTTTCATTTGGATCTTTGAAGTCAAGAATCTTATTCTTCTTACTACTAAAATATCTTGAAAAATCCTTATTGGCATCCAATAGTCTTTTTGTGCTTGGGAGTTCTGTGGCCCAATCAATGCCATATTCTTCTGTAAGAGTTTTTTCTAAATCCTCAAGATCCTTAAGCCTCTTTTTCTGCACACTTGGGTAGGAACTAGCCTCAGACTGACCACTTGGCAAACCCTCTATTTCCAATTCCCTCTCAGCCTTTGCAACCGCATCCTGAAAATCATATTCCTTCTTATACTTAGCATACTTTGGATCAATACCACTTTCATATCGGACAACTTTGTGAGTTGGTTGTTCCGCCAATGGCATCCAGTTTACGTCTGCATCATCCAAGACAGATAGCCTCGTCTCTATAAGGTTAGACAACTCTTCCTGCTGGTCTTTCGGAAGGTTATACTTTCTTTCTACTGGCCTGCGTACTTGAACGTCTTCAAATCTATTTGGACGCAGAGTGTCCATTGTATTTGTGTATTCTATGTGTTCAATGCCCCGAGTATCTGCTTCAACCCTTCTTGCAGTTCTTAAATCCCTGCTAGCGGAAGTCCTTGGAAGTCTGAGTCCAGTTTCTGGGTCTACATACCCACCAGATGGATACTCTACTGTCCATCCACGCCCATAATCTGGATCACCATAACCCCATGCTTTGTCAACTATACTGGCTTCCCTTTCAACCTCCTCTGGTATGCCAGACTTCTTACCTTTTACTATGTCAGTACGCTTTGTTTCAATACTCTGCCTTGTTGGAGGTACGTCTATAAACTCATCATAAGCACCCTGTCTCGTAAGGTTTCTAATACGCTCTTGGATTTCAGCAAGCATCTTTTGAACAAGGGGCTTTTCTGGATTGGTGGTTCCAGCAACGCGCATACCAAGCACAGTAGGTTCTGATGATTCACTGGCAAGCTGTCTCTCTGCAATTGCCAGGGCAGCATCAGGGTCATCGGCTATAAGTGCGCGTAAAACACCCTCATGGCTCTTGCCAATTCGTGCGTCAGCAAGGCGCATAAGACCCTCACCCTCTCTTACGCTCCTAGTGCCAATACCTCTGCTAATAGCCCTTGCTAAGCCCTTTGGACCCCTTGTCATTAGACCACCAAGTGCAACACCACCGGGGCCGAATAAAGCTTCTAGTCCATAATCAAGGCGAGTCTGTGGTATTAAAAGTTGCTCTATGGCACCAAAAGTTTCTTCTGGAGAAGTTTCCAGTGGATTCTTCCCAAAAGGATCTTCAAACAGAAGGTCTGGAGTAATATCCTCCATCAACCATGCTGCTAAACGCTGCTGTAATCCGTTGGGTACAATCATTATGAATGTTTTTTATTTGGGTCTACAAAGGCAATCGCAGTATTAAGCTGTAGTGGAGTTGGGTTCAACTGCAACGCCTCTGCAAGCTTGGGAATAATAACCTCTCTATGCTCTACAAGTTCATCAAATGTCATCTGTGCAACTGGTGGGTGGAATTCAAAAAGAACCTCTTTACATCGCCTACATGCAGCAATGTCACTGGCTCTAAAAGCTTCATGCAACCCCCACTGACCACCGCCGGGTGGGTATTTATCCTTATATCCAGACCTTTTTAAATGCTCCCTATCCCTTTCAATTGCCAACTCAAGTGGTCTGTCAACATCTAGTGTAGCAATTGGAAGAGAGGCAATATCTGGATCATACAGAAAATAATTTGCAGGTAACTTAACGCCAATTGGACCGGGAGGATCATTTAGAAATCTCCAGTTGATATAACTCCTGATCCTTACCTGCGTTGCCATGATCTTGCCACCGCCGTAGATTGTAATAAGATCATCATTTGGGACAGCACTGAAACGAGTAATACGAGTGTCTTCAAACATCTCGTATCCACGCCTCTTCTCATACTCTACATTGTCATATTCACCCATATAAACGCCAAGTTTCTCAAGAACCCCGGCTAGGGCAGAAGTGCCAGATGTAGGCATGGCTGGTATTACAAGCAATACCCTGTCAGCTTTATCTTTTTCGTCAAACGTCATAAGAAAAGGTGGGGGGAGGAGTTACCTCCCCCCAAATACTCCTTACACCAAACTGTCGTCAGTGTTAAAGTTATAACCAGGGTCAACAAATACGTGACCAGTAATATAACCAGCAGCAGCAGCCCCCGCCGCAACGGTATTATCATAAATCAGATACTTACCGGTAACGTCAAGGTCAACTCCAGTGGCACCACTAAAGTCAACAGTACCACCGTCAAGAACAGAAGTGGCACATGCGATTGTTAGTGCGGTGATGACGCCATCAGATCCACCGATACCAATGTTGCCAGCAGCGGTTCCAGAGCCGTCAAGTGCGTCAAACACAAACACACCATCATACTGACTGCCCCTTCGGAGACTTACATCACCATCATCAGGGAACTTCAGAAGAAGAACCTGTTCATCATTACTGTCCAGTGCCTCAGTAGGAATCTTAATCTTGAACTTCACCTTCTGAACACCACCGTTATGAAGCCGCCGACCAAACTCACCCGACGCATACTTAGAAGTGAAAACAGCCATTACATCACCCCCTTATTCCGCAGCGTAGGTGTTGACGACGATTACTGCGTGGTCAACAGAATTAAACACAGCCTTTTTAACTCCCCAGATCATTCCGCAGGCAATGCCATGCTCATTCTGGAAGTCAAAAGTCTCTTCCACCCACTTCATCTTCTCGGGGCGACCATACTCGCTGCGTCCATAAGCCATCCACGCAGCTTGCGCTCCAAGAAGCGGTGCGCTCTTGGTGTTTGCAACAGGAGTGCCGCTATCCTGAGCCAGAGGAATACGCTCAGACTCAAAGAAGATGACACCCTTGTAGACACCCAAGGCACCAGTAAAAATGGGATTCCCACTGACCTCTCCACCCTGCATGGCAGCTTTCTGAATATCGCTCCAAGACATGGTAGAAGTGTCAGTCTGAAGATCATCAACCTGCTCAGGGCTGAGAATCATAACGTAGTAAGTTCCACCAGCAATACGCAACGGGCGCATCACAGGCTCACCATACGTTTCATGCAGAAGCTTGGCTCTCAGAAGAGCCTTGTCAACCACTGCATAACTGAATACATCAGCACTGGTCAATGTGGCAGCACTATTAGCACTACCAGCATAGATGACCTTATTCGCAGTCGGAGAAGTAATGGTATTGAAACCATTATACGCCGACCTAGTTTCAGCCGCGTTACCACAGAGATGGTTCAAACATACCCTGTCAATACGATCAGCCCACCAGTCGGAAAGCTGATCCCGCCCAGTTCCCCGCATATCATACACGGTACGCTGGTCGTCAATATTGCCATACACACGGACACCTTGCCGCTGTTGGTCAATAACGATATTGTCGGTCGCTTCACTCCATGTAACCTCATTACCCTCAAGAACTTCGTTCCCGGTAACACCGTCACCAGAAAGGAGGTAATGAAGATTCATGCGGATACGGTCGCCAGCATTCTTAGCCAGTTCATTCTTGACCTGAATAATATTGCTGGAACCTTCCCCCATAAAGCGACCCATCAGGGTCTTTGGTAGAACCTCTCTATCAACGGCTTTTGACCAAACTTTTACGGTACTAGCATCATTAGTACCGAAACCCTTAACAGCCATTTATAGAAGTCCTCCTTGAAATTAACACTTGGTTAATACGCTGCTCGTGACGGTGAGCAACCGAATCACAGGATACTGCCTGTGGCAGAAGCGTCATAGACGGTGGCACGTTATACCGTTACTTCCCCATGAATAGAGATTTGCTTTAGTAGTCGTTCATTTCCATAAATCTTCTGTGCAATGGGATCATCCTCACGCAAATTGGAAAACTGATCCCAAGTAATGCGTCTACCGGATGCACTGCCAGAAACGTCACCAAGTCCAGCAGTGTTCTTTCCCTTCTTAATAGCTTCTATTCTGTTAAACGAAGAAGCTTTATCAGGAGCTTCAGTCTGAGTAGGCGAAGAAGGTTTTTCATCTACTCCCCCCCTAAACATTTTCCACAACTTCATTGCCTCTGTAGCAGGATCTTCACCCCTTCTAATGGCATCATAGATGAATGCCTTCTCTTCTTGCTGCAACACATGAAACGCAGAAGCGGGGTCCATACCAGCAGCAATATGCCACTTCAACCTATTCTCTCTCACCTCTCCCATGCGAGTGTTGAATGCTTCTTCATCAATACCCTCTTTCTCCTGATACTGAGTCTGAGAAGCAATGGCATATTCAGCCACCCTTTTTTCTAATTCCTGTACCTCTTTCTCCTGCTCCTTCTGCTTCAAAGGCTCCAACTCTTCTCTCACATTTTGACGAGAACGCCATGCAATCCATTCTAGCGGGTCCTCCTCCCTATCTGGCTCCGCTTCTGGATCAATACCCTCTGGAGCATCCTTCTTTGCCAAAGCTTCAAGACGGCTCTCAATCCCACGCCTCCAATCCCGCGCCTCTTTAAGCTCTCCTCTTGTATTACGCAGGTCATTCAGCAATCCAGCATTAGCCCTACGTAACTGCTCCAACTCATCTGGCTCCTCTTCCTGAGGCTCCTGTTGTTCCTGTTCGTCGGCACTTATTTCTTCTTGCCGCTCTTCTGGAACATCCCCAATAGGCTCACCATAATCATCCACCTGGGGACGAACTACCTCCTCCACATCCTTACCTTCCAATACTGTAAGCTCTTCTGGAGTGAACTCCACTTCATCAAACGACATTTACTCTCCTTTACGCCTGCGGTCCATTACCGGATGGGCCTGGTAGCGCACCTGTCTGCTGCCCTAGCTGATAGATAAGCTGCAAGGCCCCTGCTTGATCCCCATTAGCAAGCAGTTGCATAACTTGTCCAAATACATCTTGCTTCATTGCATTCATCTTCATGCGCTCCCTGATGCTTGTAGGTACATCAGGTACAGTATCGGCAATAATGTCTGGAGTCATAATGCCAGCATTCATCAGAAGCTCCAAGCTCTGCGTTTGCTGTAGACTACTCCAAAATTCCCGAACAGCGTTCTTTGACGCTGGCGCTTCGTCAACAATAACGTCATACCTTACATTCTCAACCCATGTCCTCTTGAATGGAATGGGTTGCTGGATTCCACCTGACTGCGGAAGTGCAATTCTTACAATCTGTCCCTCTGGCATAAACTCTCTAATAAAGGCAAGGTGCATCTTACCCGCTGCCTTCCTATACTTTCTAAGAGAATCAAAGAGTACAGATAGAACAACCATTGCCTGCTGCTGTACAGAGGTAACTGCCGAGCTTGCCACTCTACGCAAGTCATCCACATTACCCAGGAAGTATGGGTTGACTGCTACTGACTCAGAGACAAACTCCCGCATGATCTCCATGATTCTGTCCAGCCCTGTAGGGTATTCTCCCTTGACAATCTGGAACCTTTTATTTTCTACTGAACCAGGTGCAAGCTCTATCCTTGCACTTGGCGCACTCCAATCCTTAGAAGCTCTTTCAGAGTCCAAGAAAACACCCTTCTCTGCTAAAATAGCTCCCTTTGGATTTGTACTCATAATGTAAATGATCTGACTCACAGCCTTGTTCAGCCACTTCTGAGGGTCTTCCATGATCTTAATAAGACCAAAGTACTCAACTCGCTGTTCTTTCTGTGACCTGAACCCAGTAATAAAGTTGTAAGTGAACCCATCTTGGATGTCAGCAATATCATCTTCCAGCTCTACATCACCACAGTAGAAGCCCCTATAAAAGACCTTCTTCCTAACTTCAACTGTAAGAGAGTCAAGCATTGCTTCTGGGTCTGCTGTTACAGGAGCAAACCCCTCCATGAATGTAGACTTATATTCGGGCCACATATCCTCATGGATCTCCGAAACTTCACCACTAACAGGATCTTGGAAAACAATAAACTTCTCCAAGTAATATCTTTGATACTCAGAAACCTTTACTTTATGGGTTCCAGTATTGTAGGATACCCAACCCTCTTCATATTCATGCGCCTTGGTCTGGTCATGTGGCTGGCTGCTTCCAACGTCAGGAAATGCAAAGTCAGTCTGCATCTGCTGAAAGTAGTCCTTATTCTTGGGCCACCTGGCAATTGCCTCATCAACGTCTACATCCTTTGTTCTAATGATCCAACGAGCATCGGTAAGATTTGCTTTCCTTGCGCTTGGGTCCCACAGCATTTCATGGATTGGAACCCTGTCTACCTTATCTACTCCATCAGTTTCTTCTGAATAGTCACGCCAAAATTCAGTACATCCCATGCCACAGATAGCAGCATCTTGAAACGCAGCAGACTCCTCATGCTCTACGTCAGCACTTTGCCTGATCCACCGTACTGTTTCCGTCATAACCTCAGCAAACATTTCATCTTCAGCAGTGCGCGGGAAGAACTTTGTCTCAAACCTGTTAGTGATCTCAGAACCAGACACAGCATTGATAATTGCAGTAACCTTATTAAAGGTAAGAGCTGGTCTATCTCGCTCCTCCATCGCTTCAATATCTTCCGGTTCCCACTGGTCGTTGCCATAGAAGCGAAAAGCTCTACCACGTTCTTCATGCCCAGAAGAATGAGCATCCATACCAGCCTTATATCGCTTCTTGAACTCTTCAATTCTTTTCGCCATTACATGCTCATCCAAGTAGTTTGTCTACGAGATGGTTTATTCATACTGTATCGGTTCTTCCTCCGCTCCTCTGCCCATGCTTCCTTGTAATACTCCTGACCAATTGGGAACGACAGCGGCATATTTGGTTCAGCAAGCCTACTAAGCCCATCCAGCATATCCTTGTAATAGGAATTCGGCCATGTGCTGAACTCATCCTCAATGAAAACTTTAACAAGGTCTACGTCAACACCCTCAACGTTTACATACGGAAGAGTCCTTGGTAGCCATATCCTGTGTTCTTTAAATACAGGAATAAGCCTTTCAATTCTGTCATCCTTCCTTACGTTACCAGCAACTTCTCTTATATGGAATCTATAGTTTTTTAGACCCTGCACATACATAATATGTTGTACATCTGCTTGCAATCCATAGCGTTCATATCTAACCTCAACTGGCTTCCACTTGGCATGTAACCTGAAGATTGCATCTGTTCTCTCGGCAAGATTCAACCTGTCACGTACCATGTCAAGTACATAGATATTCTCATCTTCAGCAGTACCAATAACCCAGATAGCAGTATAATCAGAGTCCTTCTTTTTCTCATTGGCAGGGTCCACAAGGAAATAAACATTCATCCCTGGTCTGATTTCCCAGGGTTGCTGGTCGTAAAAGCGCAAGTCTGCCCTGTCAAACCCCATTCTAAGGCCAGCAGATGGATCACATAGAAGCTGCATGTTTGCAGTCTTCGGACCTTCTGTTCCAACAAGGTCGTCCCACAATTGCCGTAGATGATCTTCCTCATAAAGAACTGGCTTGTCAAAGTGCCAAGCCATCTTCAAATACCTGCCACTATTATCATCAGCAAGAATGGAGTTTTCGGCATCTATCTCGTAACACGGATTCACCCGCAACCTGATACCACGCTTCAGCATCTCGCTATAGGTATCATCGTATGCGTAAAAAGTGCCAGTATAGCGAAACTCTGATCCAGGCATACTCAACATGAGACTAAGTTCCCATGATTCAGTTGTCTTCTTAATCATCTCTGGTGTAGTCACGCTATCCTTGGTAACTACATCATCATAATTCAGCTTCTTATAATGCGGCCCAACTTCCAGGCTATCAACCAGCCCCGTTGCCATAAGGGTAGGCTCTCTGGGGTTTGTAGTGCGGTTGACAATGATTCCCTCGTCCAAGCTATTGCGTGGCAAGTCCCTATAATTATCTGGAAAAATCTGTCCATCTAGTAACGGATGCCATGATAGTTTCTGCAAAAGCTTATTGGTCATAATCTCACGTTGGATCTGACCAAGAAACTTCTTTGCACCCGGCCTGTTATAAGAAAAAATACATTCAGTTACATTGGGATCATTAAGTATATCTTGAATCGGCAGTGCATAGGTCTTGATGTTTGACTTCCAGTGGAATCTTGCCTTAACATCTAAAATCCTATTTCTGTCTTTCTCTATCTCTCTACACCAGTCAAGGATAGGTTGATACGTAAGCATCCCATCCTTGCCAGGTTTAAAGTACTCTCTTGTTGACAACACATAGCGCAATAAAAAGAACAAGTCTTGTCTTGCAAGAATCCAAGATATTCTCAAATTCTCGGCAGGGGATACTTTTTTTAGTATCTCCTCAAGACGAGTATAGTCTTCAATCCTGCTCGGTAGCGGGAAGGCTCTTTGCACCAAAGACATCTATAATCTGCCTCTCAGCAGCTTGCATGGATTGTGGATTAAAAATGAACACATTGGTTTCAGACGCTTCTAATCTGTTCTCCCTGCCCCTTGAATACTTCTCACCAACAACTGGCAAGTAGGGAAGAAGATACTTTTGCATCTGTACGGAATTTTCTTTTAAAGCCTTGCGCTTTACTTCATCCTCTATCTGAACTGCTTCCCTTAGCTCCTGTTCATAAATCATGTCATGGAACTTCTCGTCATAGTCTTCATGTGATGGATCAGCAGCATCCATGATATACTTCATTGTCTTGCCAGCATAGTCTGCCGCCATAACTCTGTCTCCGGTTTCAACCATCTTGAAGACAAAGCGTTCTCTCCAACCTTCTTCAGCCTCTTTCTTCGTAGTATGAGAAGCAATCCTAGACTTATGGTGAGGAGATGACATGATCTTGTCATACTGCTTCTTGAAGTTTTCGTCTCTTGTACGCCATGTATAAATAGTGCTAGTCGTCTTCATACCATAATCTTTACAGATAGCCTTAACACCCTTGCCCTTGGCAAGCTCCTCAAGAAACACAGACTTACTTAGCTTCTTAACAGCCATTACTGAAGTAGTGCCTTAAGCAATTCCCTATTCTGCTGACTACCCAATGAAGCTGGATTTCCAGGCTGTTGATTCATTTCACCCAAACGCTGCTGCTTAATGGCCTCAAGAATCTGCATCATCAACATCTGAGTCTCTGGCCCACCACCAGTTTCCGATGGCATTGGTGGTGCCATACCCGCACCCTGCAACTGGTTCAGTACATCTCCGATCATTGCAGCCTGTGGACTCATACCAAGATCACCAGTAGGCTCCAGTCCACGCTGTCTCTGGGGTGCCTGCACATTAAAACCCTCATTAGGTGACGTACCAGCTAAAGCAGCAAGTATCGCCATTAGTTGCTGTTCATCCATTACAAACCCCCTCCTTTACTACCAGCAATCTGCTGCCAAGGGATAGCATTCACACCTTGCATAC